GTGCAGCGGTACCGGATCGACGACCGTAGCCTGACAAAATTCGACCTCCCTAAACTGCTTGAGGAGATACGCCGGGCCGAGGAAATAATCGACAGCCTGGAAGCTTTGCTAGAAGGTAAAAAGCCAAGGAAAGCATTCGGGGTGATCCCACGCGACTGGTAAAAGGCGCCGCCCCGATGGCAAGGGGTTTAGCCGTGCTCAGCCTGGCGCATTTAGGCTCCTTTCTGCGCCGGGCTGCCCTTTTGCAACTTGAACTACACATTTTAAGTTTAAATCCCCATCAGAAAAAATGATGGGTTTTGTTATTTTGCTCAACGTTGCGGTTCAATGTTTTCAAACTTTGCGCTACAACTTCCGGCCGGGCGTTACACATTTGAAAAGCGTTGCGGCAACAGCGCCTGCGGCCTGTTTTCACATAATGCCTTTTAAAATTCTACACATTTTTTCCAACTTTAGATTTCCAGCCCACAGTTATGATTCACGGTTTTCAACAATGAAAATAAACGCTTCAGGTTGAAAAACCCTACATAGCTTTCAAATTTCATTACAACTTATTTTACACATTAAAATTCAGCATTTACGGAGGTCCTGACTATGGGGAAAGGGTACGGCGAGGCCGGGGCAAGCACATCGCGGCGGGCGCTCAAGAGCTTCATATCGCAGAGCGGCTCCCCGAACGAGGACATCGATTTCAACAATGCTACATTGCGCCAGCGCGGGCGCATGCTCTACATGGCGTCGCCTGTCGCGACGTCGGCGATAAACACCAACCGGACAAAGGTCGTCGGTTCGGGGCTGTCGCTCAAAAGCGCGGTCGACCGCGATATCCTCGGTATATCCGCCGAAGCCGCCAAATTATGGCAAAAAAAGGCTGAAGCCGAGTTTAGGCTCTGGGCGTCCAAAAAAGAGAACTGCGACGCCATCGGCGTGAACAATTTTGCAAGCCAGCAGCAGCTCGCGCTAAAGGCATGGCTGATGAGCGGCGACGTGTTCGCGCTGATCAAACGGTATGAAGCGACTCCAGATAAGCCATACACGCTCAGGGTCCACCTTATAGAAGCGGACCGTGTCAGCACCCCTACCGGTTTTAGGGGGGGCTCAGCCATCACGCGCCTCACCGACGGGGAAAACCCCTCGAACAAAAATAAAATATACGATGGCGTCGAGGTCGATAAAAACGGGATGGTCGTGGCATACCACATCCGGAACACGTACCCGAACCAGTTCAGCATTGGAAAAGCCGAATGGGTGCGCGTCGAGGCATACGGGAAAAATACAGGCCTGCCGAACATACTCCAGGTCATGGACAGCGAGCGCGCCGACCAGTACCGCGGCGTCACCTACCTCGCGCAGGTGATAGAGCCGCTCCTGCAGCTCCGCAGGTACACGGAAAGCGAATTGATGGCGGCGTTGGTGCAGAGCTTTTTCTCCGCCTGGATAATAACATCGTCCGACCAGTCCGAGATCCCGATAAACGAGGTCGGCGCCGGGGACATTGCCGGGGTGCCATCGGAAAACCCGGATGATATTTCAAAAGACCCGAACGAATACGAGATGGGGCCCGGGACCGTCGCGCACCTCGGGGAAGGCGAAGACGTCAAGTTTGGGAACCCCAACATCCCGACTGCCGGGTTCGAGACTTTCATGAAGACGGTATGCCGCATAATCGGCGCAGGGCTTGAGATCCCTTATGACGTGCTGATGAAAGAGTTCAACGCATCCTATTCGGCATCGAGGGCCGCGCTCCTCGAAGCATGGGAAGGTTTCCGGATGCGCAGGGTGTGGTTTGTGGACGACTTCCCGCAGCCGGTGTATGAGATATGGCTTGCCGAAGCGGTGGCCATCGGCCGGATAAAGGCGCCGGGTTTTTTCGATGACCCGCTCATACGCGCCGCATGGAGCAGCGCGCGATGGATCGGGCCGGTGCAGGGCCAGCTCGACCCGACCAAGGAGGCGAAGGCGGCTATCATGCAGATCGACCGCGCGATCAAGACCCATGAGCAGGTGACGCGCGAAATGGGCGGCGGCGATTGGGAGGACAACGTCGAGCAGATAGAGGACGAAAACGGGAAACTCAAAACCGCTGGGGGCGGCACATATATGGCGTCGCTCGCTGAGCACGATTCACAGGAAGACCAACAAAGGGAGGGCGTGTAACAAATGGCAAACCCTATTAGCCGCTTATGGGGCGGCAATGAAGCTGTTGACATCAGGCGCGATTGCTACGCAATGGCTACTACCGATGGGCTCAACGCGGAGATCACCATGTATGGGGTAGTCGTAAAAAAGCATCCAGTCGATTATGAAACAGGGGAAAAAATCAAAGGGGATTTCATCGCGCTTGACGAATTCATGGAAGACCTTGAAAAGCTCAAAAACGTTAAAACGATAACCATCCGAATGAACAGCCCGGGCGGTGACGCGAATGCCGCAATGCCGATACACAACAGGCTCCGGGAACTGAAAGCAAAAGTCACGGTTATTGTCGACGGCATCGCGATGTCCGCCGCGTCGTTCATCATGTGCGCCGCAGATACCGTCAAACTCAGCGAGTCGACGATCATCATGGTACACAAATCATCCTTCATTATTTTCTTTGCTATTTTAAATGCGGACGAAATGCGCCGTGAAGCGGACTGCCTTGACGCATATGACAAGGCGCTGGCATCCGCATATGTGCGGAAAACGGGGATGGACGAGGCGACGGTCATGGCCATGATGTCGGACGAAACATACATGACGGGCAAGGAAGCGTTTGAAAAAGGGTTCGCAGACGAGCTGATCAACACAGGCGAAACCATGAACATCGCGGCGAGCGCAGACCGCAGCACCCTATATTTCAACGGGAAACCGATGAGCATGCCATTCCCGATCCCCGCATTGCCGGGGGACATCCCAACGGTCAACCCCGGGGCGGCAAATACCGCCACGGATACGACATATATTAATCAGCCGGGACCGACCGGCAGCGAGGAAGGAGAAACCAAAATGACATTAGACGAACTCAGGACAAACCACCCTGACCTCGTAAGCGCGCTCAGCGCCGAATTTCAAGCTGCCGTGTCCGCAGAGATTGAAACGAAGGTAAGCGCAGCCGCAGAGGGGGAACGCAGCCGCCTCAAGGAGATCGACGAAGTATCGGCGCTCTTTAATGACGAGGTTGTACACGATGCCAAATACGGCGAGAAGCCCTGCACGGCGCAGGAGATGGCATACCGGGCCGCACAGGACGCGGCGAAAGAGGGCAAGGCCTTCATGGGTAAGCTCGAAGCCGACAACAAATCTTCTGGCGCCCAAAATGTAGGGGCGTCGCCTAGCGGGGACGACGGCAGCGGGGCCGGGGATGCAGGCAAGGACGTAAAGGCGGCGGGCAAGGCTGCCGCACAGATGTACAAAGAAACATTTGGAGGTAAGAAAAGTGAATAATGACCTTGTAAGGAAGGTTGGCGAGTCCACGGTCGACAACCTGATCAATAGCGTATCGCCGCCGCCGCTGACAACTGGGGTGGCCATCCGCGCAGGCCAGGGGGCACTGCTGCGCGGGACGGTACTTGCGCTCAGTTCCGAGGGTGACGACTTTGTCGTGCTCGGCACAGCGCCTGAAGACGGTGAAACTCTCGTGGCGAGCGTCATACTCGCCGACCCGTCCGACGCTAGCGGGGATGGGCCGGTGCCGGGAATCGCATACCGCACAGGGCATTTCAACCGCCCGGCGCTCATTGTTGCGGACGGTTACCCGATGACGAGGGCAGATGAAGAGAACTTGCGTTTCGGCGGCATCCTGCTGTCCGACGCGCTCGCGTAAGGCAGGAGGCAGAAATGAACATATACGATACCTATTTCATGCTTGCGGCGGTAGAGGAACTGCCGCTGACCCATGTTTTTTTCCGCGACCGCTATTTCCCGACAAATACTAACCTCGACATTTTCGGGACTTCAAAGGTTTTCGTCGATTTCCGTGAAGGCGACAAGAAAATGGCGCCGTTCGTAATGCCCCGGATCGGCGGCGTCAGCATCCTCCGCAAGGGGTTCGAGACATATGAGCTTGAGC